CTTTTTTGTCTACATTAATAGTATATCGTAAACTATTATACAGCTCTTTACTTACGTTTTTTTTCGCTTTGGTTAAATTTGTTCGTGACTGTTTTATTATAAATTTGCCAAAACTATTTAAATATCTTTCTACGTTTTTAAATTCCATTACACAAGACCTGCAAATATTTCTACTTGTACATCTGTTGATGCTGCTGGTCTTACTTGTACACTTGTAATATCTTCTAATGTACCAAATGCAGGAGTTGTATCTGTTTCACCTATTGCACCATTTTCTGCTTGAAATAATATATGTGAACCACCTGCTCTTACTGTTACTTGATAATTTGTATTAGTTGTAACGAGTGCTACTTTTATTTCTTCTGTTGTGCTAAGGTTTGTGATTCTAAGGTATTTACAGTTTTCTACATCTAAAGCCCCTGCTGAAGTGTGTGGACTAGCTGCAAACGTTGCTACAGTTGTAGTGTTAGAATGTGCGCAAGTTAAAATTCTTTCAAATACATCTACTATACCTGTTGTAGTAATAGAATTTGTTGTACCTCGTACAGCTCCATTTAATGTAACTGCTTCTGATATTGTTGTTGTTAAATCTGCCATTTTATTTATTTTTTATTAATTCTAATATTTTATTTATTTTATCTTTTAATTCGTTCATATTGTCAGCGTTCTTTTCGTGGTGTTTTTCAAATGTTCTTTTAACTTCTTTTATACTAAAGAAAAAGAATTTATACAAAGCATAAAAACACCCTACTAATAAAACAAGTGTTACACCATACCTTTCTATTAATTCAAATACTTCCATTTGTTAACTTTCTTTGTCTATTTGTTTTAGTTTTTTTATTGCCCATTCTATACCTTCGCTACCTCCCCAAGCATCGTACATTAGACCTCCACAGCCTTCATCATATGGTACATCTTTATTTTGTTGGTGTCTTTTAAATGAAGCCATACGTGCTATAGTATCTCTTGATATTGGTTTTCGTTCTGCGAGTTGTGAAGACCTAGTCCAACCGACACGAGTACCACAAGTACTACCATTTTCTTCTTTCCATTTTCTAGCCCTTTTAGCATTATCTGTTGCTGCTTGTGGATAGTCTGTATAACTTTGTAATTTAATACTAATTGCTTCTAATTTTTTTAATACATCTTCGTATGTCATAGCTTTAAAGTTATTTTTGGTGGTATTAGTTGTATTGTTATTTTCCATATCTTAAATTTTAACATTAGTACCCTGCTCCATTACTTGTTGACGATAAAGGTATATTACAGCTATCAAAATCATTTTGCGTTACTATTCCCATATTCCACACCCATCCACAGGCTAAATTATCAAACCTTTCAGTAAATGGTTCTATAGTGAATTGGTCTTGTGTAAAGTATATAGGTTCGTTAATATCAAATGTACCACTTTTAGAGCTTTGTAATCCGCTATGTCTTAAAGCTGCAATAAAATCAGTACATATTTGCAAAGTTTCAGAAAATACATCTTGTTCATTACTTAATGTTTTATATAGTTTTGTAAAATTAGTTTCATAATTATTTTTTGTCCAGTCTGCTTTTTCACTTACTAAGTCCATTATAAAAAACTGAAAGTTGTATATTAGTTCTGTATCTCCTGTAGATATGTTAACAGGGTTTATATGTAATAAAGGGAATAGAGTATTTTTTTCTAAGTCTATGTCAAATATATCACCTACTGACGTTGTATGTATTTGCTCGTGTAATTCGCCTATTTGTAAAAGCGTATTAACTACATTATTATATGTTTTAAATTTCTTTGCTGACATTATGTTTTATTTTTTCACTTAGCCTTAAATCTGTTTCATAACTTAACCAAGTTAAACATTCTAAAAGGCTTAATTTTGTTATACGTTCTAAATTCACTATTTCACCATTTGTTAATCTATACATTACTCCGAACCACCCCCACTTGTCTGCAAAATCTTCTGTGGCGTTACTTTCAGTATTTCCTTCGTCTGCTCTGTTAAACACGATGGCAAAATCACTAATAATTCGTTCACGAAACTCCAAAAAAAAACCAGGGCGCTTTGTACTTGTTCTGCACTCATTTTTTTCATTTGTTCAGCTCGTAACCTTATATTACCATCATAAGCTGCTATATCATAGAGTTCATCTTTTTTATTTGTTATTGGTCTATATAATATAGCCATTAATTCAGGCATAGATTTTTCTATACCATTTTTAAATATTGTTTCTATATCTGCATATTCACCTAATGTAATTTCATCTAAATCTGGATGAAAACCATACTCTACATTGTCTATCGTTATTACTTTTTTAAGATTGTTTTTTGCTTCTTTTTGTATTTCAGATAATTTATTTAAAATAACTGCTATGTCTTTTATGCTTAAAGATTTTATTAATTTTTTAGGCATATCAGAAAGTAAAGAAATAGTATTTAATGTTTCTTCTGATGTACTTAGGCTGTCATACTTAACAAGTTTTAACCATTTTTCAAGTGTTACATCTGACCACTTATTTATGGTTTTGTAAGTCTTTGTTTTACCTTCTTTATTTATTTTGACTTTCATATAATATATAATAGAAAAAGTTTGTTTTTAGTTTAAAATATTTTATATTTGTTTTTTGTTTTAATTACTAAGGGGGCTATTTTCATATTTTAGTTATGTCTTGTCGTATTACTCTTGCCCCCTTTTTCTAATGAATAAAATATTTACCTGCGTTTGCATTATCTAAATGGTATACTATGTTATACCTTACGCCATCTATAGCGTGGTTAAAATTATCTACATATAATTTAGAACCTTTATCTGCATACACATAGTTATTTAATTCTTTTGCAATATTTGTACTTTCTGGTGATACTATAAGTTCATAATCTAACATTCTTGTAATACCACTTTCTATTGTACCTTTTTTTACTGGTTTAATATTAACTCCTTTATGTTTTAAATCTTCTATTAGTCTAGGTTCTGCACTATCTGCAATAATTAATTTATCGCCTACTTTTTGTAGTATTATATCTGCTAGTTCGTGAGATTTTAAACCATTACGATAAATATGTTCTTTTAAATAAATCTTATTTTGTTTTTTGTCTATAGCAACTTCTGTTAATGAATCAGGGTCTACACTAAAGCCAAAGTCCATACCGCAAGATGTTTGTAAGTTATTAGGGTTAAACTCTCCTATACTCCAATTTTCAAATACTACACCCTCTGCCTTGTCTAGCCATCCACCTAATATTTTATGTTTGTATTTTTTATAGTTTCTATGCTTTATAGTCTTAATACGCTCTATAAAGCTCTTAGAAAGGTTTTCTATATTATCCTTATATGTAGTATGTATATAACATATATTGTCTTTAACGCCATTAAAACCCGCTTGTACGCCTTTGTCTAAAAAGAACCTGTCATATATCCAATGGTTTTTAGTAACAGGGTTTAATACAAGTATGATTCTATTTTGTACGTTTTTTTCTCTTATACTTAAATCAATAGTATCAAAAATGTTTTCATCTATTAATTCTTCTGCTTCGTCAAGTATCCAGGTACTAATACCTTGTAAAGATTTTAAACTTGCTGTCTGGTTACCACTAGATGTTTTAATACCTCTAAATAGTATTTCACTTCTATTTTTAGTATTAACTACTTCAGCTTTATTAACACTAAATATAGATTCAAAACCTAATAAACTTATTTTTTCTAAAAATTCTGGTATTATAGATAAGTGAGCAGATACCATAGTAAACCTTGTAAATAAGATTCGCATATTTTTAGACATAGTAAGCAAAGTAAGAAACACAGTTACAGCATAAGATTTACCAGAACCTCGACCACCTGTAATTATATAATATCTACAATTAGTAGAAAATAAGGAACTATATTTTTTATTTAGATTCAGTTTCTACAAAATTTATTATAGGCATATTTAAACTTTCATCGTTTGTTGTTACATCTACTCTTTGTTGAGGTTTACCATAAAAGTATTCAAAGAATAATTTAACTGCCCATTGTTCTTTTTTTTCTAATCCTTGTTTTAAAGAATCTAATGCCATACTATTCATAGGTGTTAAATTCTCTATTAGTTTCTGTTCTTCTGATTTGCTTTTGCGTCCTGCTCCTTTCCTAGCACCGCCATTATTTATTCTTTTGTCCATAATTGAAAAAAATTGATTATTCAATTCTATATATAATAGAAATTATTCGTATTCATTTGGTGGCATCAAATTAATGTTTAAATCGTTAAATGCCCATATTCTTATTTGTTCACAGTAATTATTAAATTCTTCTTTGTTTAGTTCTTTGCTTTTATTTTGTAAAAACATATCCTTTAATATTTCGTGCATCTCGAATTTATGGTATCCTAGCTCGTTACCTAATACTAATACTATACACTTAAAGTAATATCTATTTTGTTTTT